TTCTTTTCTTATCGGAGTTCACCTCTAAAATGAGTTGTGCGATATTTTCGATGTTATCGACTTCTGAAAATTCATCACTGAAAAATTGCAGGGTCCCAAATTTAGCCATGCTTGCAGCATCTTTTGCATAAATTGGTTCGCTCGCAACTTCTACCTTTTTCTTTCTTCCAGTCTTTTCACTAATGCCATCAACTTTGAACATTTTTATTAATTTGACGCGGTTGTAAGTATCTTCAATGCTGCTAGAATACTTGAAATTCGAAGCCGTTTCATTTGTGATTAAATATTCAGCGGAGTTTTTTTCAATGTCTTTTAGGTCTATGCGACCGTCATTATCGTAATAGCAATATTTTCTACCTGTGTTCATTAAGGTGGCTTCTAGGGCTTGATTTACCATGTCGATTAGCGTCATATTATCAAGCGCCATCTTTTCGATAACATAACCGGTGTCTTCAATGTCGCCGGGGATCAAGTCAAATTCTGCGCACAAACGAATCAAAAAATCACTTGCTTTTTCGTTCTCAATAAGGAACGAATCCTTATTCTTCATGTATCGCAATTGATCGTATGCAGTAATTTGAATAAACTTTTTTTTGTCAAAGTCTTTAGAAAACACAAATCCATTAAATCTTTTTTTTCCGTCAACTGAAAAAATTACTTGTGCCCCTTCCTCAAAGCTCAAATATTTGTCTTTTATTACTGTAAATTCTAGCGATTCGGGAGATCCGTAGGCATCGCTTTTTAACGTTATCCCGTCTTGGATTGCAGGGATAAACCGTTGTGTCTTTGTGAGTATGGATAGTTCATAGCTCATCTCAAGCCTTGCTCTGGAAGGTTGGAAAACTAACGCCTATTTTTGCTGTGATTGAGCTTGCAAGTTTCTTTATTTCGGAAGCGAAACTAACCCCATTCACAGGATCTAAAGTGTAAGTGATCGTGTCTCCGGACTCTGAAATCTTTTTTATTTTTCGTGTCGAATATTGCTTGTACTGCTTTAATTCGAGCCGTACTTTTACGTCGGTGCCATCGCTTGCGTCCTCAATAATCCTCATGTTTTCAATTGACGAAACCATATAGGAGTAGCCAACTGGGAGGATTGTGCCTTGCTTCATTTTGGCGACGACAAAAGGAAATGGGATCTTTTTTGTTCGCAACAAATTAAAGTATTCTGTAAATGCTAAAGCATCAAGCCCCGCCATTGAGTAGAGCGCAAAAGGATATGAGTTCCCCTGCGGAAATAAAGCGTCAAACGAAATAGTATCTAGACCTGGTTCCTTCAAGATATTTATTTCGCTTTCATTAATGAGATTCACTGTCTCATTATTTCCATTTTTAGAGGTCTCCATAGACCCTGGAGTAACGGGTAATAGGACTGGCCCAATGAAGAAATAATACATTACGCGGTCACTCCTTCAGCACTTGATGACATGGCTTTCTTGAGCCCGCTAGTCATTCGAGAGACCACATTGTCAATATCCATATTGGAGCTAATCGAATTTCTGTTATTCGAAATCAGCTTGATGTTCTGCGATGAAATTCTATTTAAGACACGGTTTTCCATAGCATCGCGCAAATATTGGTAGGACTTCTCATTTGTGTTTTTAGCGGTCTCCGCCGTGTTGTCTGCAATGTCTTTTAACAAATCGTCATAAGGTGCGTTTTTGCTAAAATCAAACATCCCTGGCGCTTCAAAACCACCAAGCAAAGACTTTAATTTGTCCTTAATTCGTTCTCCGATTGTGTCACCCCAATTATATCCAGCCTCGAAAGCCTCGCCAGGGTCTAAGAGATCAAACTTTTTCTTTCCATAGGTTCCACGAGATTCGTTAAAATTGAAGGTCTCAGGGGCCACGAACTTAGGCCCAATCATAAAGTCTCTTGCTTTCTGAGTAAATCCAAGAAATTTAGAAGCGTAATTTGTTTTCATTACTTTATCATAAAGCATGAGTAAAGGTTGTAAAAGCAACATCATGCCGCTAACTAAATTTCCAAACATAAAGCGAACAGCAGGGATGAACCCGGTAAATGCGTAATTTAAGGCATTAAAAACGTCCGCCGCTAAATCGCCAACACCATCTCCGATAAAGTCTAGAAAGTCAAAAACATAATTTGCCGCCTGTGCAAAAGTGTTGTAAAACATCGCTAAAAATTCAGCGGTTAGTCCGGACAAGATTCCAAAGAAACTAAATGAGGCTCCTGCGAGATTGTTAAATAAAATAGTCAATGAGGCTGCGAGCCCTACAACCGCAACGATTGCCAGCGTTACAGCATTCCAGGCAATCATATTCGCAAATGCCAATCGCAGCGTAGCGGCAATTGCTTTAAAAATTGTCGGAATGTAAGCCACCATAATAGCCGTTTTTACTGCAAGGATTCCTAATCCCACCGCGCTTAAAATAGGCAATATTTTTTTCATGTTATTTTGTGCGAAATTTACGGCTACCGCTATTTTGTCGAATCCCCATGAAACAAAACCAACAAAATATTGGGCGGCCACGACAGCCGAATTTAAAAACGATTGAAACTTTTTAGAGTTAAAAATATCACTTATTTTTTTTTGCAGTGGCCAAGCCGCTCTCTGTATAGCATTTAGTGCCATCGTAGAAATTCTAGACCACGTTAATGGAATCTTTTTGAATTGCGCATCGGTCTCTGCAGACGCTTCAAGCATTGCTTTTTTAACGACCTTAGCAGAAATTTTACCTTGTGTTGCTAAATTACGGAGCTTTTCAATTGGCATCCCCATTGACTTTGCAACGGCTTGCATAATGTTCGGAGCCGCTTCAAAAACTGCGTTAAATTCTTCCCCGCGCAATACGCCAGAGCCCAAAGCCTGAACAAGTTGGAGCGATGCTGAGTGTTGTTCTTCGGTACTTGCCCCGGCGATTCCAAACATCTTGCTAAGTGTTTCAGCGAACCGAATTGTCTCTTTGTTATTGGTAAATATTTTCCCCGCGCGCAAACCAATTTTAGCCACCACGTCGGCCTGCACCCCATAAGCTGAGCCAGAACGTTGAGCACTATCGTAAATCATCTTTTGCAATTCTGACGATTTTTGAAGCCCATCATTAATCATGTTTATTCTAGCATTCGTATTCGTCATTTCGTCAGACCATTTGACGACGCTAGAAATTGTCCTGAAACTCAAATAAGTCGCGGCAGCATATTTTAACTGCGTCACAAGTCCGCTCGTGGAGCGTGTGGCTTTCTCGATGGCTCTAGTGCTTGGAGACTTTTCGCTTGCGTTTTTAACGATAGAAAAACCCGCTTCGCAACTAGTCAAAGCCGCCGCAATCGCCTTTAGTTTAGGCGACATTTGGTCATTTAAACCAAGTGTTGTTTTTACGCCAGCCATTTAATGCCCTTTGTTTTTGATCTTGTCAGCCTGCTCTTTTTCGTCTTCAATCGAAACTTGAACGCTTGCCCAAATAAACGCTTTTTCAGACTCTTCTAATTCAGGAAATTCTTTTACTTTGTCCCAAGGCCAATGCAACTCATGAAGCAAATAATGCATGAGGGAGGGCTCTCCTCCCCCACGAATTAGTTTTTTGCGAGAGTAACCGCCTCGTTTTCATCGTCTATTTTGTCCACGAGGTTGTTCAATTTGGTCACAGCAAAAGCCAATTTTTCAAAGTCGTCTTTGTCGCTGAGCATGAGCATGACCAAATTTTCAGGCGTGCGCTCATCCATCGGGTATTCACTCATGTATGAGTCTGCAATCGTTTTATCGGTAAGGTCTGGGTATACCACTGATTTAGCCGTAAGAACGCGTAGGAGCCGTTCAGAATCGACAACAAATTCACCCGGGCCTTTCCCTTTTACGTTTTTAATTTGTGTGCAAAGAGTGCGAGCATCGCTGATTTCGCGGGTAGTTAATTTCTTGATTTCCCACTCAATTGCGTTTCCATTTTCGTCTTTGAAATCGTCACAAACCGCAACCTTTACGTTTGGAGTTGCTTTTTTCTTATCCTTCAAAAAGACTGAAATATCACTCATGTTTTGTTCCTTTGAAAAGTCCCGCTTTCACGAGACATTTCGTACAAATTAACCAGCAATGACCGAGTTTGTATTTGAGAATTTCGAGATCGGAGTAAATCCAGCCGCCTTGAAATTCACTTCTTGCATGAGGAAATCGTCACCACCGAGCTTCATCAAGTCGATGTCACCGGAGATGTGGCAGTCCGTGAAGATTCCCACACGCCGGCCAGAAGAGGACGTTTGATCCTCATTAGACACCTGCAAATCAAAGTATGGAACTACCGCTGTGCTGCCGATTTTTTGCACCATGTCGTTCACTGCGCTGTCAACGTCGTAAATCGTCATTGAGCCAGAGTAACCAATGCCAGTGATCTTTGAACCCTTTTCAAGAGTTCCAAGCATGGGAACGTCAGCATCGGAAATGTTTGCAGTGCCCTTGACTTCCTTCACTTGCAACCAGAGCTTACGAGTACCGTCAATGGTGACGTAGCATGAGCCCAGTTTCGCGTTGACAGCATCTTTTGGATTAAATTTTTGACCCATTTTTGAACTCCTTATTTAACCGTCATGGTGGTGTAAAGTTGGAACATCGCATTCGTTGCCGAAATTGCGAAGCTCGAAAGAACGGTTCCTTTTTCTTCACCTGCGGTAATTTCAACGGTGTCGGAATCGAAATTTTGAATCGCGCGAATTTTTTCCATTGACTGCCAGTACTTAATTACTGCGCCTTTGAAGCCGTCACGACCGTCCTGATCGTTCGGGGTGATGCCCATCCAGTTCTTGTTAAAGTCGGCCTGGATGTCGTTCAAGCCTTGATATAAAACGCGAATTGTCTGGTTGTTCTTGAAATCGCCCTGCTCTTCTTCCGTCAGAGTGACAAAAGAATTGATGTCGGCCAGTACTCGAATGTCGCCATCACCCACATCATGGAAAGCAAACTTTCCGGCCTCAATGAGCTCTTCTAATTCGCTCTGTGTGTGCGTTGTATCAAGCGTCAATTCGCCATCGTATTTGGTATTCTGTATCGACTTGTTGACGGCCACTCCAGCGTGAGCCCCGAGAGTCCAGAAAATACCCCAGTGATATTCGGTAGCCGTTTTGCTGGTTACTTTGTTCGCAAGCACGATAGTGTTGAAAGCGTCAGGGTCAATAGAACCAATGTCGTAGACAATGAGTTGTCCAAGCCGTCCCACTTCGTCCGTCATACGCTTAATCCAAGCCGTATAAAGTCCGATAGTGGTAGAGTCGAGTGAGTTGCAAGCGATAGCGTGGAATGGCACCGTTTCAGCAGCATCGAGCAAGTCTTGATGTGAGGCACCGTCCACAGTGCTATTAGTGCCACCAGAAAGCAAAGTTCCCGCAGTCTCCACAAGATCAGACGCTTTGACATACAGATCAGCCGCAAGCGTTCTAGTGCCAACGTACAGAGTTGATGCGGTTGCAAGAAGGATTTCGCCAGCCGCAGGGGTGCCAGAGGCAACAATTTTCAATGCTCCTTCATCAAGTGCCTCCGCATCCACATAAATGTTGGACGACCACGCACCAATGAAATCATTCGGAACCAACGCCGCAAAGTTCGCAACTGTCTGCGAATCTTTTTTTCTGGTCCCGAGATAAGTTTCAACCGTGAAACTCAAATCGGTGTTTTCAACAACGACTACCTTGATGTCGTTGCCACGAGTGCCAGCGTAAAGAGCTGTACCGAAAGGAGAATGAGCCTTAACCCCTTCACCGTTGAGACGATAGAAATAAAGAGTCTTTCCCTTCTTGAAAAATTCACGCATCGGAAGATTTTCATCAGCCGTGTAGGCGTATCCGAAAATCTTTTCCGAATTGGATTGGAAGTCCGAGCTTTCGACCTTCACAAAGCTCCCAGAAGCA